TACATTCTTTACCATCTGATCAGAACGTCCATAAGTTTTACGAGCTGATCTCAACCATGATGAAGAATCATGGCGAGGATTACACAATCAAAAGGCTTAAAGCCTTCCGGTTGAGTATTCAACAGTATGTCCTAGGACAAACCGTTGAACCCATCCCTTTCTGTAAAACAGATAAGGATGGTATTCCAAGGAAGATTAACTTCTTGAAACCAGATGTAAACGATGTATATAGTGTACGGTACTCGCTCTCAGTTTTGAGAGTGATAGAGACATTTAGGTGTGAACCTAAATACTCTGTGAGTACGATTACTGATGCCTCCACAGCAGATGCGAATCTGCTAGAAGAGATATCAGCATTCATCCGAACAATACCCTTCCTTAGGAAATTTCCTAAGTTAGGGACGTCACGGCTTGTAATGAGTAATAGAGCAGGACCTAACGGCCCTGCAACTATTACAGCGATCAAAGATCTAACTGCCTTGCGGCAAGGAGACCCTAAATTGCTTTCCAATATTAGAGAAATGTTGGGATTAACAGTCCCTCATCTTAATATGGACTCATACAAATCACACGAGGGAAACTTTAAAGCTTCCAAACTCGTTCTGTTAAGTGATAAAGCGTGTAAAACACGCGTTATCGCTATAGCAGACTGGTGGAGTAACACAGCTCTCCAAGCCATACATGATGGTTTTATGAGAGTTTTGCGTACTCTGCCAAGTGACGTGACCTACAGACAAAGCAACATTCCTAAGCTTGTTGAAGGCTTAGGGAAGTGCTTATATAGTTCTGATATGACAGCTTTTACCGACCGCTTCCCGATAAAACTTGAGGAAGTGGTAGTAGAAACTGCATACGGTGCTACTATAAGTAGGTTATGGCGACAGATTATCTCAGAAAGGACTTTCCATCACCCTAAGGGTGATGTAAAGTACTCCTGTGGTAACCCCATGGGCGTGTTAAGCTCATGGCCTGTGTCGACGCTCACACATCATTGCGTCAAGCTTTGATGCGCGTATAAGGTAGGTGTACAAAAGTACAAATATCTTATACTAGGCGACGATACAATCGATACATCTCGTGGTGTATACGGTAAGTACATTGAAACAATCAATGCACTTGGTGTCGCTGTGTCTCACGCTAAGTGCACGCAAAGTGAGTCC